TCTAAACTTTCAGACCCAAACTTCTTTATTACTCCGCCCAATTCTTTGGCACTGGATTCAACTCTTCCAAACATTGGAATAAAGTCTGCTATGCCGTTCCACATATCAATTGCACCTTGGAGTAACTTATAAAACTTGTCAGTTATCCACTCAATAACTTCACCCATTTTTCCTGCCAAGTATTTTGTAAGTCTACTAAACGCTTTACCTAAAACATTAGCCGCAGCACTTAGCTGTGCAAATGTCTTACCAAGTCCGTTATCCATTGCCAAATACGTTATTAAACTGGCAGCCGCGACAGCTAACAGTCCAAATGGATTTCGCATCATTGTTTTTGTAAGGAGCATAAATTTTACTCTTAATACAGTCAGTACACCTGATAATCCTTTAGCACCAAGTACTACGCTTGCACCAATTGCAACACTTCCTAATATTTGTATATTATCAGCAACTAACATAACCAGTACTTCTACACCACTTAACGCGGCACCTAGTACCATTCCAATTGTTTCTGCTAAGTGTTGATTTTCTGTAATAGCCCTGGTGACTTTATTCAGCAAGTCTGTAAATACAGGAGCAAATCCGCTTCCAATGGCATTTTCTGTATTTTTAATAGCAATACCAAAGTTACTCATTGACGTGCTCATATTTTTCATTCTTGCAGCAGTTGCTCCACCAAACCGTTCTTCAATACCGTCAGCAAGAGCTTCAGTGATCTTACGAGCACCTTCAGCAGTCTTACCAAACTCACTTATCTCTAAACGGGTAAGGCCCAACTTCTCTTCAAGTATGCTAAACGCTGGTACGCCTCTATCAGCAAGTCTGTTTAGTTCTTCAAGTCCTAAACCACCGCTCACTGTTCTACTAAACAGATCTGTAATTGCTTCAAGTGTTCCCACTTGATCTGTCGTAACCGCTGCTGCGTCTGTAAATGTCTTAATTAATTTTTCTGTAGGCTGGATACCACTACTTGCAAGTTTAACAAATGTCTTAGAGAGATCTTCAACACCAAACTGTGTCTTGGTTGCGATTGATTGTATTTTTGCAAACGCCTGTGATCCTTTTTCAGCACTACCAAACACACTTCCAAGTGTGGTGTTTAAGTCTTCAAATCTGGCAGTTGTCTTTACGATACTTGTGGCAATTACACCTGTAACTAACGCTCCTATTGCTTTAGTTGCACTACTAATTCCACGATCAAACTCTTTAGTATCTAGCTTTAGTTTAACGGTTTGTTCCATTGGCTCTTGCTTCCTCTGCTAACAGTTTAAAGTACGCAAGCCAGATATACACTTCTGCTTTGCTCATTAAGCCTACTTCTTCTAAGCTCATTTTTAGTTCTTGACCTATACGACACATTGAGCGAACGTCTAGATCTTCCCTGAGTTTTTTACTGTGTCATCTAGGTTATAGTCATCATCAACATCATTATTTAACTCCGTTGCAATCTTGACTAATACTTTTGGATCAACACTATTCAGCAAGTGTAGTCTTTCAGCTGGTTGAAATAATTTCTTACCGTTGGCATCAAGAGCCTTTACGATAATAGTTTCAACTAACGCTTCAACTACTTTACCTTGTTGATGCAATTGCATAACTTGACTTTGTTCTTTAAATGTACCTTTGTTTCTATAATAGATTGTGGTTTCCCACTCATCTACACGAATTTCTTTTAATTCGCTATCAACAGATTTAAAGTGTTCAATAGCTTTTGCTAATATTGGATTATTTGTCATTTAAGTTTGTTCCCTGCTTTTAATGCCTCTAGCGTTGGACGTGTCATACCTCTTTCCGCTTTTGGACTTGATCCTTTATTTAGACTATCTATATAAGGGACATTATTAATTATTATAAAACCAAAACTCCTACGAAGTAATTTCCATCCTTGTTTTGCTTTACCTGTCTTTACTGGTGTCAGATTTGACACACCTTGATAAATCTCGTTGGCCAACAACTTTGATTGCTTTTCTTTAAGCCTTTGTAGTTTTGGCTTAATTTTAGAGCCAACGAGTTTTAGTTCAATCATCTTAGATTTACGCTTTTACGCCGTAAGTTAATTCGCCTGTTCCTTGGAACGTAACACTTCCTGTTACTATACCATCAAAACTTGCAGTATAACTTGCACCAGTAATAACTATGTCACCGCTGATCTGTGTATGAGTAACTGTGTCGTCATTTGGGAATAATATAATACTACCTACAGTTCTGTCTGTAGCAAAATCCATTCTATCAATAGTTTCGTATTGTGGGGCACCAGCTTGTGCTTCTAGGAAGAAGTCTGCACTTCCGCTAAAAGTGTGCAGTCCTGCTATATAATCTCTTGCAAAAGTTGCATTCATTTGAGTGACTTCTATTGTGTCTTGTGTCGTGTCAAGTGTATAACTTGTTATTTGTGCTAACGCTACTGGTGTAGTTCCACCTGCGTCGCCAAATTGCAGTATTCCTGCTTTACCCATTATGGTATTAGCCATTATCGTTCTCCTCTAAATTGGTTGGCTGCTCAACAGTTGCTTCAACTGTCATTGTTATATCTTTCTTTTTAGATTGGCTTTTATTGGAATCTAAATCCTCCAAATTCCATCCTTGATTAAGATAACTTTTTATTTTCTTATCAGACCACGATGAACACTCGTGGATCCATTTTCCGTTTGTAATTTTCATTACGCCGCTCCTCTTGTATAGATATATTCAACTTCAAAGGTAAGCGTGATTAAGCCAAATCTTGTGTCAATTTCTTGGTCAACAGTAAGATCTGATAATCTCGTGTCTATAGCAAACCCACCCCTTGTAATGTCTGCCACAAGAGCTTCTTCAACTCTTTCAGCAATATCGTTACGCTGGCGATCAAGATCTGTACCAGTAACATAACAGTCGCAAATAACATCAAAGATACTCCTGCGACTACCAAGAGGACCTTGCATAGTAAACTCTGTTCTGGATTCGTCCCCAGATCTGACCACCACGGCTGGAAACTGTGCTCTCGCCAATTTTTCAACATCTATTACCTCTCTTGTTACATATACAGGTTTTGGGTCATTACTGTCAGTTAATATCTGAACAACATTATTTGTAATATTGTTACGTTTACTCATCTGACTAACCTTTGCCTTGGTATTAATTCTCGTTCGCTTTCGTCATAAGTTCCATCATCATTCCAATCGTAAATTAATTCACGAGTTGCTAAACCAAATTCGTCTTCAAAAGCACTTTGATAAAAGGTTATCTGTGTTTGGAAACTATCCCCTTCCACGGCCCACTGTGTGAGTTGTGGTAAGATATATTTGTATAAGCAATAGTAAACAGCACTACGAGTGAGCTGACTTTCTTTTACGCGGGTAGGATCGTAATCTCCGTTTGCAATTCTTAAAGTTGGAAACCACTGTATGCGTAGGAGCCTATTAATGTCCGCTTCTGTTTTGCTGATCATATCAGAGAAGTCTTGTATTCCATAATTGTGTAAATCTGGAAAGTATTCTACGATATTATCTTCTGTAAAGATGGCCATTTTGTTCTCCTAAAAGAGGGGATAGCATTACACTACCCCCTAGACATAAATTATTAATTAAGCTGTACCAACTGTTACACCACGTGTAGTGTCAATAACGCCGTTTGCAAATGCAATAGAAGCAACAATATTTGTGCCTACCGCTGCAGCCTGACGCTCAAATTCAACCTTTACGCCACCTTGTGTTGCTAGTCTTACAGCGTCTTGGCTGAACACAGCAAAGTCTGGAGTAGTAAGACCTGTATTTGTTGCATTGAAGGCGCTTGAAACATAACACGGTGTGCCTGCAATTGTGCCAATAAATCCTGACCTCATTGCTGCATTTTGTGTTTCAGAACCTGCAAATCCAGCGTTACCAATAACTTTCATAAAGTCACCGTATTTTGCTGCCGCTACAACACAATTTAGAGGGCCAGTTTCGCCAGCATTTCTGATTGTACCAATTGCATTATACAGATCATCTAAAAGTGTTACAACACCTCCTGCTGGAGCAACTACTGTTAAAGCACCTAAGTTAGCTGATACACGTGCATCCACTGCCGCAGCTATAGAATTGCCAAGGATTCTGCCAAAGTCGTTAAAATCTGCACGACCCAAATCGCGAATCACGCTTCTTGCTGCAATTAAATCAAGGTTTAAGTTGATTGCTGTGTTACTTGGTAAGATAGTTGAAATATCTGCACCTGGATCTGTTTCTGCTGAACCGTCACCGTTGTTTGTTATTGTTTGTGCTGCTACAGAGCCCATTTTAGCAATCTGTGCTGATGCACTGCCATCATTGACTTGTACCATTGGAATTAATATTCCTGGTAAGTATAAACTTGCTTCCTGAGCTGCAAAAACTGTTGCTGCCTGGGTTGGGATCATAAGGGATGTTAAGTTAATTCCTGATCCAAATTCGTTTGCGTATGCCATTGTGATATTCTCCTAAGTGGCTAAGTTATATTTGGCCAAGCCTTTTTGCTTCGCCATAAATTTTTCTATGACTTGGATTATTCATATCCAAATCAGCCAAATTCAACTTTGCACCTTTTTGTGGTGTAAAATTACTTTGACTTCCTACGCCGCCTGGAGTTGCAGCTTTAAAGTGTGGATTTGCACTAATAAAATCATTTACTAGTAAATCAACAGTATATGGGTCACCAGAGTCAGTGTATTTTGGTTGTCCTGTGTTGTCTGTAATTTCTACAGTACCAGAATCGCCTAAACGAATTTGGTTTTTCAACAGTGATACAACCTGTTCTGCATTAATAGCTCCGCTTTTGTTAGCGGCACTTAATAACGCTCCATCTACTTTTACGCTTGTTAATTCTGAGCGTAATTGTTCAACAGTTTGTTGATGCTTGACACTTGTCTCTTTTAAGATCTGTTCAAACTCACCTCTGGATTTCTGAGCCTCCATTTTCTTTGCTTCTTGTTCAGCAGTTAGTTTGCGATAATGATCAACATCAACGCCATCAAACTTCCTTTCAAGAGCACGTCTTTGCTTTGCAAGACGATCTTCAATAACTTTGTCCAACTGTTCTTGGGAGAACATTTTAGACTCTTCATTGTTTACCTGACTTCCAACATCCGTTGCGGCTTCAGTTGCCTCATCCACTAATACAGTGTCATTCATAGATATTACTCCTTGTGCATTTATTTATGCTTTGTAAATATGTCACTACTGGTGTAACCTACACCTTTGTAATAACCTTCATTTAATAGTGTTTCCACTATCACGTTGTTTGTGTTAAATTCAAAACATATATTTTTCATTTGCATAAATTGTTCTGCAAACTGCCAAAAGTAATGTTCTACTTCTTTAACGCCAAACCTTACAGTACTATATGCACTGTAATCTATTTTGTTAAGGTCACGAGTGTGCCTTACATTAATTCTATCTTTATATCCCCAACCATTAACATTTACTGTTACTATTCTGGCTTGGAAGTCTTCAAATTCTAC